CCACACATACACTTCATACCACGACACAAGGATGATGCCAAAGAGATAGGTGGAATGAGACACGCACACCCAGGTGCTGATCACAAGAAATATTACTGATGCCAAAAAAAGCAAGAAGAATCAATCCAATCTATGTCTCGCCTGACGGTGGTGAGACGGTGTACGAACAATTACCAAATGGTGACAGGATCTTGGTAGAACAATCGCAGAAGGCCAAGGATGAGGAACGGGCATACGAGGAGGCGGAAATGGTGGGAGCAGAGGCCATAGCACTGCGGAGGAAATACCCTACGCTTCAGAAAGCCTGGGACAAATATCTCACCGTATGGCATTTAATCACAGGAAATGAGTGATATGTACAAGTATTCCTATTTCAATTTTACCAGCAGTGTGCAGACGCCTGTGTGCGTTTAAAGGGGTGATTAAATAGCATTATGACCAAGTATGTTTCCATAATCGGCAACGGTGAGAGCCGTAGGGGTTTTGATATCTCGCCATTGAAAATGTTCAGCACGGTAATAGGTTGCAACGCAATCTACAGAGACTATGTGACAGAATACCTGTGTTGTGCTGACAGGCATATGTGCCAGCAGGCCGTGAACGCGGTTGGTAAAGGCACCACTGTTTACACCAGGGACAACTGGGCGGACCAATTCGCACACTGGCCCAACGTTAAGAAATTTCCAAACCTGCCTTACAAAGGGGAAAAGAGACAGGATGAACCTTTCCATTGGGGCACAGGACCATACGCAGGAGTGTTGGGACTGACTTTCAAACCCAAGGCCATATTCATGCTGGGATTTGACCTACACCCGTTAGAGAAGGACAAGATCAACAACATGTACACGGGATCAGAGGGCTACACCTACATCAAGAGACCGGTTGATCCTTCATACTGGATATACCAGTTCCACAAGTTGATGGGATACTCAGATCCAGACACGAGATGGATAGTGGTAAATCATGATCGTTGGGAGATGCCCAAGGAATGGAGCCAACATGGAAATGTGTTCCAGGAGACCTATGACGGCATGGCCAAATTCATCAACAAGCAGTTGACAAAAAGCAAATAGCATATAAAATTGCTGTATGATCAAACCAATGGTGGATCACCTAATGGTGCAACAGCAACTGAAGGCTCCACACAAGAAATGGAAACACATGGTGGGTGTAATGTGCCTCAACCTCACATACCGTAAGCATGTGAAAATAATCTTACCAAAATTATTTGCTAGATATCCAAACCCCGAAGCATACCTGCGTGGAAGATTAAAGACACAACAGGAAATGCTCAAACCGTTGGGCATGTGGGAGGTGCGATCAAAGAGGATCAGGAAAATGACTGAGCAATATCTCCAATGGGACGGCAAGGAAGCCAGTGACCTACACGGCATTGGCAAGTATGGCAGTGACAGTTATCAGATATTCTTCCACGATCACATTCCACCAAACGTCCAGGACAAGGAACTGAAGAAATACATTGACAATCTAGTAGGATAGTTTATAATAAGGATATGTTTGATAAAATAAAAGATGGAGATCTAGTTACTCTTAAATTGGCTTCGGGAGAAGAAGTCATCGCAAAATATCTTAGCAGGACCGACACACGATACGTCAGTATCGAGAAGGCACTTGTGCTGATGAATGGTCCGCAGGGATTGGCATTTGGTACATTTTTCTCCACTGCTAAACAGGATGAACCATTCAACATCGCCATCGACAAACTGATTTCGATAGCACACATCAATGACAAGATCGCTGAGGAATACAATAGGGTGTTCAGCAAGATCGAGGTTCCCAAGAAACCCAGCATCATAACCTAATGGCCCATTTTGACAAACACTCCACTAGCATCAAGGCACTGGTAGACGTTTCAGAGGCAATGCTCAACGCCATGGAGAAACACGGCATAGATCCAGAGACAGTGGCCAACAGGAACGAGTTCACTGTGATGATACACTTTCTCAAGAGCATCATTGACGGAGAATTAAATATACCAAACGAACTGACGGATCGCATCAGAGACACAGCGTTCCAGATGGACATGGATCAGAAGATTGACAAGAAGTTGAACTGATGATCGAGAGGACTCAAGACTTTCACCCCTCTATAAACACTCTGCAAGTCATCAACGCAAGGAGAAACGATGACTTACTACTCGACTAAAACATACGGACACAACATAGGACTATCTGCGGTGTTCAGACAACCCAACGCAGATCACTCACACTGCCACCTACTGCACGGATACAGCCTGGCATTCAAATTCACGTTTGGTTGCAAGGACCTGGACAACAAGAACTGGGCGGTGGACTTTGGGGGACTCAAACCATTGAAGAAATGGCTAGAGAACAACTTCGATCACAAACTGGTCTTGGATGAGGATGATCCACACCTAGACAAGTTCAAGGAACTTGAAGAACTGGATCTCGCCGACATCAGGATATTCAATGGTGTGGGTGCTGAGAAGTTCGCAAAACATGCCTTTGATGCCGCTGATGACATAATCAGGGCGGCCACGAACAACAGGTGCTATGTGGTTGAATGTGAATGCATGGAACACGGAGCCAACAGTGCCATCTACAGAAAATAATAAATTCATACAAGATACGGTGAGGGTAGGTTTGACCAATAACGCCTACTACTTCCAAGTATATGACACACCCCTGGGACACAGATGGTTAGAAGCACTCAGAGATAATCTTGAAAAAAAAAGAATACTGGAAAAGAACTTCTGTTTCCTAGGTTTCGCAGATTCAGAAAGGAATCTCAATTATCTTGTGGCGGAATTGAACAAGAGCACTGCTAAAATAAATGCTTTTGAATTTAAGCCTCCTTATGAAAAAATACCTCCTTTCCGTGGTGATGATTTTCAATATAGTAGCAACCTACCTTTGGACACTGGAGAAGTGGCCACCAAAGAAGGTGGCCTTGCAAGGAAACTTAAACATGAGGCCTGTAATTTACTGCACAGGTATTTCGAAGATTTGCAGGGCACCGCTTGGCAATTGTCAGAATACTACAGACAGGCCAACGCCGAGACCAAATATGCCATCAGGCAGTTGAACAATCTATGTCACGAGATAGAAAATTGGGTGTGGGCCGATCGTAAAAAAGCAGTCAATCCGGAATGGATCAGACCTTCCCAGATAACCACATTCCTCAATGCACCGAGATATGATTTACAGGATGAGGACTACGAACTGTTCAAACATAACAGGTACGACAGAGAATTGGGAGGTGTGTACCTACACTGGTCGCAGATAGGCAAAACACTGTACGAAGTGTGGAGGGACGAAGATGCACCAAAACTAACAGAAGCACTGTGTTCAGAAATAAACCACCAGAAGTACTACTCCGGTGAATTTGACATCGAGTGGGGGAGGACAATAACAGAAAAACTTTATGATTTCAAGGAAAAACAAATAAATGAATACCGTGCATGGCTTGAGGAAAACGGTTACGATTGGGGAGATCCTAAACTATCACTGGGATATATCAAGATAGGGCAAGTGGACCTGCATAGGTCTTTTGGGAAAGGTGCAAAATTCAAAGAAATATATGAGACCATGTCAAATAATTTGAATATTACCAACATCAAAATAGTATCGGATAACCCCAGTGAATGTGGGTACCCGTACACGCTAGACAGTGATGACTGGCAACAAATACAGATAGATGGACTTAGGAGAGGTTATGAATAACGTAGTGTGCGTTAAGTGGGGTAACAAGTATGTTAGCAAATATGCCAATGTGCTCAACAACATGGTGAAATGTCACACCACCGTGCCGTACCAGTTCCATTGTCTCACAGATGACCCTGCAGGATTAGATCCAGAAATAAATGTGATCACCCTGCCCAAAGATCCTTGGATCAAGTCATGGTGGAGCAAGTTGTGGATGTTCGCACCTGAGATGCCCTTGAAGGGCAACATATTGTTCTTTGATTTAGACGTGGTGATATTTGACAACATAGATCCGTTGTTCACACACCCTGGAAAATTCAACATCATACGTGATTTTAACAGATGTAGAATAAAGGACTGGAAACTTTCTAACAGCAGTTGTATGCGTTGGGAGGCCGGGACCATGGACTATCTCTGGAACGAATTCAAGGACAGGTCAGCACAGATCATGCAACAGAACCATGGAGACCAGGACTGGATAACCAAGAGAGCCAGGGATGACATCACGTGGTTTCCGGATGAATGGATCAGGAGTTACAAATGGGAGATGATAGGCCTGAAGGACACAAAATTATTGACAAAAGATGGCAAAAAGTTTTTTAGGAAACCCGTTGATATAAATCCAGGCAACAGAGTGGCTGTTTTCCATGGATCGCCAAATCCCATGGAGTGTGCGGATCAATGGGTTGTAGACAATTGGAAATAAATCAACTATAATTTACTATGTCTTTAATATTGGCAAAAAAAATAGCATGGCATATTCTTTTATCACAAGGATTAGGTTTCGAAGAGTGCAGGCAAGCAGTAAAATCATTTTACAGTAAATCTAGGGCAATAAACGACGGACCTGTAGTTGACCATCTTAAAAAGTCTCCAAATGTTTACAACATGATGATGGACAACAGTTTGATATCAAAATTTCAAAACAGTTTTACCAGTTGGATACAAAAAAATAAATTCAATACCTGTTCGGGATTAGAGTTATTTGAACCTGATATCAGTCAAGGTTCTACACAATCCTTTGACAGTTTTTTTCTAAGACACCCAGACAAAAAACATAAATTTTTCCTAGGCGAATATCTTTATCACATAGTGGTAAAAAAGAATTTAGGACAAAAATGGTCGTTTATCTTAGATCACACCGAATTGTCAAAAGGTGATGCACTGATATTGAGTGTTCCATTTTGCGATACAGGTAATGCTCCAAAGCAACTAGACCAAATTCTGACCCACTGTACTGAGCAAAAGATACCTGTACTCTTAGATCTGTCATACTACACCATAAGTCATGGCATTAACATTGATTTGAATTTTGACTGTATAGACACTGTCTCCTTCAGTCTGAGCAAAACATTCCCTGTGGCTTATGCCAGGATAGGCATGAGATACACCAGAAAAGAATCTATGGACGGGCAAAAACTCCACAGCAACATCAACTACGATAACAGAATAAGTGCAGGAATAGGACTACACGTAATAGAAAAATTTCCAAGTGACTATGTTGTGAACAAGTACCTTGATCTATACCATAAGGTCGCGGCAAAACTTGACCTCGATGCTAGTCAAACCATGATATTTGCCGATGGTACAAATGACTGGTCCTCCTACGGCAGAAAAGAATTGTTAACAGCATATGGACTAGAGGATGATTCAAAATTTTACAAGAACAGGATCTGTCTGACAGAACTGTTAGAAAATAAACAACTGATAGAGGAGTTTTTACATGACTAGATTTGAGTTCTATTTCAAAAACATCAACAACATCGGTGCTAAAATTCCACAGATAGAAATACGTCTCAATGATAGCACCATATACACAGGACAAGTAAAGAATCAAATAGTGACAGAAGCCATGACCATGGGGCAAAATAAATTAGAAATAGCGTTCGTCAATAAAGTTAATCGTGACACAATAGTAAATGCACACGGTGATATTGTCAAAGATTTAAATTTCGAATTAGATCGTGTGGTAATAGATCATAGAGACATCGAACATTTGATTTGGAACAGTCACTATCGACATGCTGGTGGCAAAATAGATGGCTGTCTGTTTTTTGGTCCCCTTGGATCGTTTATTTTGGAATTCGAAACACCTGTTCTAAAATGGATGCTCAAGACCAATCATGAAAAGAACAACAATGACCCAGAATGGGAAGAAGACTACAATTATTACACAGAAGCATGGAACAAGATACACAAAAAATAAATGAGATAGCCTACGCATTAATGATAGGATCGGCCAGGGATGAGCTTGATATCCCAGGAGAATATATTTGGAACATACCTGAAAAAAACAACTTCGAAGAGATCAGAGCCAAATCCCGGAGTGTGTTCAGCAGTGGGAACAGCATAAAGGACAAACAGGTATTACAATTCATACAAGGTATAAACGCCGTGCAGTACCTCAAGGATCCGTGGATTTCAAAAAAATTCGAAGAATATTTCCATGAATGGGTGTCTGCCTGCACTAGATTTAATTTAAAAGGGTTCGACCAGTTTAAAGAAGGATGTTTTGCACAAGGATCTCAAGAATATTTTTTGAATTTTTACCTTAGGAACAGGACAAAACGATTCAGGATACACCGTGGAGAATACTGGTGGCACATGGAGGTATGGAAAAATTTAGGTATGGAATGGACATACATAGACGAAGGCGACATAACCAGCAATGACGTGGTTATTGTCAGCACACCTTTCGCATTGACAGGCAAGGTTCACAAAGATCTGGAAAACACCATTACGCTCTGTGAAAAGCACAACGCAGAGTTGATGCTGGACTTCATATATCTTCCCAATCTCACTTCAGAAAATTTTGAAATAGATCTGAACTACGAGTGTATCAAAACAATCAGTTTCAGTCTGAGTAAAACCTTTCCTGTGCAGAATGCCAAGATTGCAATTAGATTTAGCAGGAAAAAGATCAATGATCCTATTCAGATAAGCAACGACGAAAATGTTGCCAACAGATTGTCATGCGGGATAGGCCTCGAAGTGATGCAAAGGTTTGAAATAGATTACATGGCCAAAAAATATCATTCCCAACAAATACACTGGTGTAATGTGCTTGGACTGACTCCCACTGATGTCGTACACTTCGCCAGCGGTGCACCTTACACCAGATTTGGCAGGACGGCGGGACAGGAATTCTTCAGTGAATTCAACAACCAGCACACAAGATACAACCTAGGACCATTATTTGAAAATACAAACTTCCTGAAAAAGGCAGGATACTATGAATAAAAGTTATGGCAAGGTAAAAGTAAAGAAAAACAACCCAGGGCTTGATGAAGTGCCGGAAGACTGCGGATACATGCAACGGTTCGAGTTCAATGTTGACCTAAACAGCAATGGTGTAATGGCAGAATGCATAGACTGGTGCCAGATCAATTGCAAAGGCAAGTGGGGATGGTGGTTTGAGCCAGCGGGCGAGATAGAGAATCCCAAGAACCACTGGGAGCATCAGAACGCATACATGAGTTTCGAGAAGAAACTGGACGCCACAAGATTCTGGATGAGCGTGGGAATACAGAACAGCAACCGACGAGAGGTATAATTACTAGTATGAAACCATTTGAAATAACAGACAGTGCAAAGGCACAGATAGAGAGATTACTCGAGAAGAACACAGGCAAGTACGCCGTGAGCCTGGCGGTGCTGGGTGGAGGCTGTGCAGGATTCAAGTACGAGTGGGGATTCGCTGACACCGAGGAAAATGTCGCTGAAGGCGATCACATGGAGGACTGGGGCACGGGCAGGTTCGTCGTGGATGAGACTTCGTTGTTGTATGTTATGGGCACCAAGATCGACTGGGTGGAGGAGACCTTTGGATCCCAGTTCGAGATATCAAATCCCAACAGCTCAAGTTCCTGTGGTTGCGGAGAATCGTTTGGCATATAATGGATACCGCTTTCATAATAGGCAACGGTGAATCAAGAAACATCTTCCCAATCAACAACCTAAAAGGACACGGCGTGATATATGGTTGTAACGCCATATACAGGGATCATCCCATGCTGTGTGATCACATTGTTGCAGTTAATCCTCCCATGTATGAAGAACTGGCCAAGTGGCACAATGACGGCAAGGAGTCACCAAGCATACACGGTCCAGATGACATCAGCACGTGGAACTACATCTGCGAGGGCGACCACGAGCAGGACATACCCAAAGGACTCAAAATTTATAAGGTATGGCGTGGTGGTGACGTCAAGAAGGGTGGCAAGATCAAGACCAATGACTTCTCAAAGGCACGAGGTTCCGGTTGCAGTGCTGTGTTGATGGCCGCGGAGTCAGGCATCAAGAACATAGTGATAATGGCATTCGACATAATGGGTGCCCAGCAGTGGGAGATGGACACACCCAGCAGGATACAGAACAACATCTACAAGAACAGTATCAACTATCCAGACAGGGCTAGCATGAAAGCATATCTAAAATATGAATGGATGTATCAACTTAGACAGACGTTCAGGAAGTTTCCTGGAACAAATTTCTATTTCATCAATCGCAAGGAATACCTTGAGGGCAATCCGTTCCTGCGTTGGTACTTCGACCAACCCAACATCAAGTGTGGCATCTACGCTGACCTACAGAGATGGATCACGGGATCACGTGACGACATCCGATGGAAACAGTTATAGTGTCTTGGTACTGCTGGCGTCCAACTGATAAACTTTACGCATCTTTACACCCACTGATTGGGCGAACTTCTTGGAATCACATTTGTTGCACACGTGTTTGTAGTCGTTTGAGGCACGATCTGGATCCACCTTGCTCTTGGGCCTCATGAACGTCTCAGAACAGGCATCGCACTTGAACACATAGATCAGATTCTTCCTGTGGTAGTTGTGCATGGTACCCAGTTTGCTCTCCCTCTTGTACAACTTCATCGTCTTTAGGGTTTCTATGAACATATTACTATTTAATAAATACGAATAACACATTATGGCAAGATTAACAATAGACACAGGAACAGCAGGAAATCCAGCAACAGGCGATACCTTACGCACCGCTATGACCAAGGTCAACAGCAATTTCGCTGAGTTGGCGGGTGACTTACAGATGTCCGGCAACACACTATTGAGTGCTGACACAAATGGAAACATAATACTGGATCCAAACGGCACAGGACAGGTACAGATAGAAGCAGATAGGCTTGTGATCAAGACCACGAAAACGGCGACTGCCGTGGGAAACACGGGTGACGTGGCAGGTTCAATCAGTTGGGACGCAACAAATTTATATGTATGCACTGCGAACTATGATGGTTCAACAGTGATATGGAAAAAGATCACACTAGCGAGTATCTAACATGGCCCAGGAAGTAATCAACATCGGTGCAATAGCAGATGATGGCACAGGCGATACCATCCGGGGTGCGGGCATAAAGATCAACAACAACTTCACGGAGTTATACGCGGATCCGTTGGTGGACACCTCGCTGGGCTTCATTCAGAACGAGATCAGTTCAACCGAATCCAATGCGGACATAGTGTTGAAACCATCTGGCACTGGTGCTGTGCTTTTCCCCGCGATAAAGATAAACGACAACAACATCGAAGGCACCAGATCCAACGATGATCTAATATTGAGGGCCAACGGATCGGGATCTTTGGTCGTTGACGGAATAGGAATATCAGGAACTACGATCACTGCAATTGACTCATCCATAGTAAACATCAACGAGAACCTAACCGTGGATGGCACCTTGAGTGCAGGAGCAACAACATTCGCTGGAACGGTACAAATTGGATCCACTTTAGATGTGGACGGAGTTACCACTCTGTCTGACTTGACAGTATCGGGTGCTTCTTCATTCGTGGGAACAACCACTGTAGACAATCTCACGTTCAATGACAACATAATAGGAACCAGTTCAAACGCGGATCTGAATCTTACACCAGGTGGCACGGGAGTGGTCAATGTCGGCAATCTCACCATAGATTCTAGCATAAATTTGACAGACAACGTGATCAAGGTCACCAGATCCAATGACGACCTGGCTCTGTCAGGCAATGGCACAGGTTCCACACAGATTTCAAACATCGATCTAGATTCAGGCACCATCGACAACACGGTAATAGGCGCCTCCACACCGGCCTCTGGAACCTTCACAACGGTGTCCTTCACAAACACGCAGATCAACGCTGGCCAGCTCAACATCAAGGACAACCAGATCACTGTCAACACCACCAACGCTGACCTCGAGATCAGTGCCAATGGATCGGGCAACGTTTCAATAAATGGTTTCAGTTGGCCAAACTCATATGCGGCGGGAAAATTCATAAAGACGGATGCATCCAAGAATCTCTCCTTGACCACCTTCCCAATTCTGTACGTGGAATCAGACGTAGCGGACGGCACGGTCACCATAACAGGTGACTCCTCGACACAGACCATAGATTCATTCAGTGCGTCAACACACAGGAGCGTGAAATATTTGATACAGATGTCGGACAGCACGGCGGACAGGTACGCATTGGTAGAGGCCAACGTCACACACGACGGGACCAACGCCTATATCAGTTCTTTTGCACGTGTAGGAAATGGTCAGGGAGATGGATCAACGGCATATGAATCAATAGTGTTGAGTGCGGACATATCGGGCGGCAACGTTAGGTTGCTAGGAACAGTAAATAACACTAACAACCAAGTAATAAAATTCGTAAAAAGGGTGATAAAATTATAACATGGCACAACAGACTTTAAATGTAGGTTCAAACGCAAACGACGGCACGGGTGATACTCTGAGAGCCGCCATGCAGAAAGTGAACGACATGTTCACGGAACTTTACCTGTCACCACTCACAGGCGGGGATCTAAGTTTCAGTGGCAATGAGATATCGGCTACAAGATCAAACGAGGACCTGGTATTCTCACCTGCAGGCACTGGTGGCATATCCTTCCCGGCCATAAGGATAAATGACAACAACATCGAAGGCACTAGATCAAATGAAAACATAAATTTACTGCCTAATGGCACTGGTTCTGTGGTGTTTGGTGCAGTGAAATTCAGAGGCACCACATTGAGTTCAGATGACTCTACTGCTATCAACATCAACGATGGATTGATCGTAGATGGAACAATGAACGTTTCTGGGGCGGCAACACTTTCAGGGGCAACAAACCTTAGTTCAACTCTGGCAGTTCCTTCAGCATTGACAACACTATCTACGTTGAACGTGACAGGAACAACGAGCCTGGTGGGCACTACGACTATAGACAACATCATATTCAACGACAATATTATAGCAACAAGCTCAAACGCTGACCTGAACCTCACACCGGGCGGTACCGGCACCGTGAACATCAGCAACCTGACCATAGATTCTAATGTAAACATCACGGACAACAATATCACGACCACACAATCCAACTCAGACCTGGTGCTATCAGCGAGCGGAACAGGATCCGTGGTGATGGCCAAGGCGGACATCAACAGTGGTGCGATCGACAACACAGTGATCGGTGCGACCACGCCGGTGGCGGCAACATTCACCACATTGGCAACCACTAGCGGTATGACCATCGACGGTGTGACCATAACAGACAACACTATCTCGTCAAATGCATCCAACGCCGACCTAGAACTTTCAGGCAATGGCACAGGAACGGTGTCCATCAGCGGTTTCAGTTTCCCAACGTCAGACGGTTCAGCGGACCAGGTACTGAAGACGGACGGTTCGGGCAACATAGGATTCGTGACCATTTCAAGTGGATCTACATTGAACCACTCGGAGATCGGTGACAACAGTGCAACTGTGGCCACATCTGCCACCACCGTCATAGACAGTTGGTCAAGTGCGTCGTACAGGAGTGCCAAGTACTACATCTCCATATCAGACACCACCAACAGCAGGTTCGAGATGGTGGAGGCCACACTGGTACACGGTCCAAGTGCTGACAGCACCACGGAGGCCTACGTTACCGTGTTTGGAAACACCGGTTCTTACACAGATCCATTATGCACGTTCACAGCAGACATTGATGACGGGAACGTGAGACTGTTGGCTACCAACATCACCAACGACAGCACAGTGTTCAAATTCCAGAGAGTCATAATAGACCTATAATAATTACATTAGGTTTATAGAATTTCAAATAAATACCCATAACAAAAAGGATTAACATAAAGT